ATCCTATACTAATAGTTTTGAATTACCCACTGAATCTGATGCCCTTGCTCAAGGATATTTATTTCATGCTAGTATATTAGAAGAGGACAAATTCAATGAGTGTCTATTTTTAGATGTAGGCACAAAAGCTAATAAAGAATATAAACTAGCTAAAGCAGAAAGGTGGGATGTGTTTACCGTAAAAGATAGAGACAAAGCACTTAAAATGAGAGACAGGTTCTTTAATTGTGATGAAGCAAAAGAGTTACTTAAAGACAGTCAGTTTGAAGTTCCTATGGTAGATTATTTAATGGACTATCCTTTTCGGGGCAAGGCAGATATATTAGGTAGCAATTTAATAGATTTAAAGAGTACTGCCTTCTTATCTAAATTTAAATATAGTGCAAACACTTATAATTATGACAGTCAATGTTTTATTTATTGTAACTTGTTCTCTAAATCATATAAAGATTATAAGTTTATAGTTATTGATAAGTCTCCTATTAATGAAATGGGTATATTTAATGTCAGTGAAGAGTTTTATTATAGTGGAGAAAAGAAAGTTGAATATGCAATAAAAGTATATGAAAACTATATTAGTAACGACTTTGATTTGAGAAACTATATTATAAAAGCAACATTATAAATGCCAACAGAATACCTAGATTATTTTGAGTGTTATGAAGACACACTTACGTGTTTAGAAAATAAAATTTTAGATAAAGAAGGGGCTTACCTTTTAATAAAACATTATAAAGAAGAAGAACATTACGAGTGTTGTGAAGCAATCCTTCATGCAATAGAAGATTATAATAATAAAAAAACAGAAGAATGATAACACCAAGTGAAATAGCAAGAGAAGTTGGCAGATTGTCTAGGTTAGATTTATTTAAAGTTATTAGGCAAAGAGAATATATAGAGGCAAGGTCTTTATTAAATTTTATATTATATAAATATAAAAAGATGGGATTCACTAAGATTAAAGAGTTTTATGGAAATAATAATTGGGAAATAAACCATGCCACACTTATACATTCTATTAAACACTTTGAGATGTATAAAACATATAATAACAATTTAACAGTTTGGTTAGAACACATCGTAGACAATATTAATAAAATGGATAATTTTACTAAAAGAGAATATATTAAAGGAAAAATAAATCATTTGTCTAACAAAGATGTAGATGAAATAACAATGATAGTTAGCAATATGCCACCACAAAACATAAAACATGAAAAACACTTATAGACAACTATTAAAAAAAGAATCACCTATTCTTTATAAAAACTATATGAAAGTAGTTGAAGAGCAGTTTGAGTTATTTGCAAAGAAGCAATTAGATTATGGTATAGGAAATATTAGCACAGGTGCAGATATGGAAAGTAAAGAAGGCAAGAGTTTTGCACTACAAGGCTTATGGTTTAGAATGAATGATAAAATTAATAGATGGAAAAACTTAATTATAAAGAATAGAAAAGCTAATAATGAAAGCCTAAAAGATACGTTTCAAGACTTAGGTAACTATTCTATTATATGCCAATTAGTAAACAGAAGCTTATGGAAGGAATAGAAGACGAACTAAAAAAGGAAAAGAAAAAAGATGGAAGAGCAAACAACGGTGCTCTAAAAGGAATATCAAGAGGTCAAGGAAGACCACCAAAGGCAAGAGAAAGGAAGTTATCTAATTATGCTTTGGGGGCTATGAAGAGGGTGTTTGGTAGCGAAGAGAAAGCGTGGTTAGAACTTGCTAAGCAATCTAAAGATAGCTTTCCACATATGAGATTACTATGGGAATATAAATATGGCAAACCAAAAGAATTAAAAGAACTAAGTATTAAGACTGAGGTAAACATTCCTATAATTAGTTTTGCAGATAAAGAAAAAACTATTGAAATAGAATCTGAAGAAATAAAAGATGAAAGACCTAAATCTAAATAAAAAGTATCAAGCTCTTTTTAATTCTGATAGTCGTTATTTTATACTTACTGGTGGGCGTGGTTCTGGTAAATCATTTGCTATTAATACCTTTTTAGTTTTATTAACGTATGAGAAAGGACACAGAATATTGTTTACTCGTTATACAATGACTTCAGCAGGTATGTCTATTATACCTGAGTTTATAGAGAAGCTTGAATTGATGGGAACACTAGAACAGTTTACTGTTACTAAAACAGAAATCATTAATAATTTAACAGGCAGTTCAATATACTTTAGTGGTATTAGAACTTCAAGTGGTGACCAGACTGCTAAACTTAAATCTATTCAAGGTGTAAGTAGTTTTGTATTAGACGAAGCAGAAGAGTTAACAGACGAAGAGAGTTTTGATAAAATAGATTTTAGTATTAGAGCAAAGGGAGTTAAGAATAGATGTATATTAATTCTAAACCCTACTACAAAAGAGAGTTGGATATACCAAAGGTTCTTTCAAAACAGGGGAGTTCCAGATGGTTTTAATGGCACTAAAGAAAACATTACTTATATACACACAACTTACTTAGATAATTTAGAGCATCTATCTGATTCTTTTGTTGAACAACTTAAAGACATGCAACAAAGAAGACCAGAAAAATATAGACATCAAATACTTGGGGGCTGGCTTAAAAGAGCAGAGGGTGTTATTTTTACTAATTGGAATATTGGCAAATTTAATGATGACATAGATTCTATATTCGGCATGGATGTAGGATTCTCTGTTGACGAGTCGGTTTTAGTTGAAGTGGCAATAGATAAAAAAAGAAAACTAATATGGTTAAAAGAGCATTATTATAAAGCAGGGTTAAGCACTACTCAACTTTATGAATTGAATAGGAGGTATGCAGGAAGTGGATTAACTGTAATGGATAATTCCGAACCTCGCTTATTATCTGAACTAAAATCTAAGGGCATAAATTTAATACCTACTATAAAAAAGAAGGGTAGTATATTGGCAGGAATTTCATTAATGCAAGACCACCAAATAATAATAGACAATAGCTCTGTGAATTTAATACGTGAATTTAATAACTATACTTGGAAACTAAATGGTGCAATTCCAATAGATAAATTCAATCATGGCATTGATGCTTCTAGATACGCAATTCAATACCTACTAACTCGCTCAGTGCCTCATGGCAACTATTTTGTAAAGTAAACGCAAACATATAAATAATGTTTATATAAAAAAACATAAATATATTTTGTCAGTTGCAAATTATTAACTATCTTTGTGTATAACTAAAAAGAAAACAATGAGTACAACAGAAAGAACAATGCTTTATGCCGAGCATTTTGTAATAACAGAATATTATAGAAAAAGATTAAATTCAAATGAATTTGAGATTACTGACTTAAAAGATAAGTTGAACGTATTAAAACAAAGGGTTGAAGAAGCCACTTGTGGTTATTGTAAAAAAAGAAAAGTAAAGTTAAAAAATATTAAACAATGAACAGAAAACAATATATAACTGAAATATTAGACTTATCCTTTGATGAGTTTGAAACTAAACAAGACTTTATACAATTAGCAACTGAATCAAATTATCAGTTAATGAAAAGATTAAATCATATAAAAAACATTAAACAATGAAAGAAAATAAAAAGATTATCCTAAAACACTTTAACTTTAATAATGACTGGATACAGAAGTCTAATCAGAAATTAACAATAGACTTATTAAGAAAACAATTTAAAATAAAGAAGTAATGAGTAAAGAAAATTTTTATTGGCAAAGCGATACTTGGGGAGTAATACACACAGAAAATGGAGAAACACTAGAAATGAATCTTTGGACTTGTGATAATTCAGGAAGACAATACATAACTTTTTATCCAGAACTAACAAATAATGTTAAGGATTCAAATAAAGTATTAGCAAACTATGAAGTAAATAAAAAAGAATAAATAACTATTAATAAACAAACACACCATGACACTAAAACAACAAATTGCAGATTTAAAAAAACAATTAGCAGAAGCTAAAGCGAACACGTACATATATGAAACTAATCATTTACAATGTTCTTATGGAGAACTTCATATAGGCTTTGGAGATATTGGAGAGAATGAAAGGTGGCTAGTATGGAATACAGATAGTTTATTTAAAGACTTGCCATTTATAATTCATCAAGTGATTAAAGAAAACAATAAACAACAAACTATATGTTTAGATAGTATTAAAGAATCATTAAAAGAAATTAAATAATATAATTATGAAAGTAAATAGAGTATACAAAACAGTAAGACCAATGAGAAGGGTTGGCAATTTAATAAAAGATATATTTTTTCCTAAGCAGTCAACACATTTCTGGGTTAGAGTTAAAGAGGTGGTTGAAACTAAAAAGGAAAAGGAAGAACAAATGTTTACTATAATAGAAATATTAAATAACAGAATAAACATAAAGACATGATACACACAGAAGATTTAGTCAGAATAGAAATAAAGCATTTAAGAGAACTGTTAAGAAACAGCAAGGATGAGAACGAAAAGCTAAAGCTTATGAATCGAACATTAAGTGCTAAGAATGAATTGTATTTACAACAATTAGAAACAGAATATAGAAAAAACAAATTATGAGTAAGGTATTAATGTTTAATATAAAAGAAAAAGGAGAAAGACCTTATGTTAAGCAATTCAATACAAACAGAAGTGTTAAGTGGACTATAAGAGAATACTCACGCAATAGAAGTATAGAGTTTATGAATCTAATAGTATGAATTCAATAGGTATGAATCTAATAGTATGAATTCAATAGGGTATAAACATCTTGGCTCTTCAATTCAATAGGCATGAATATCTTGGCTCTTCAATTCAATAGGGGGTGCCCCCTTGCATTTTCTAGGTTCATGTTAGGGCAATTAGTAAAAATAACAAACAATATTAAAAGCAAGCAAATAACTAACGCTATTTAGAATGATTATAAATATCAACAATTAGTATTAATAACTTTGTCAGGTGGAAATTATTATATATATTAGCTACATATTAATTAAAACATTAAAAATGACATATTATCAAGAAATCAAAGAAGCTCTAAGAAATGGAGAAGATTTTAACAACGAAAAAGAAGATTGGGCGACTTCAAACTTTCCCGCTACTGATGGCTGTAGAGGTTCTTATTTAATCTTTATAGGCGATAAAATATTTGGTTATAAAAACCTTTCATCTTATGCTAGAAGGGTTAAACAATTATTAAATAGAGGATATTAAATAAAATAACAATAAGGCAATTTTGCCACAGCATTAATAATAAATAATATGAAAAATAAATTTAAAGAATTGTTATTTACTGAAGAGCAAAAACTAACCATTAACAAGGCGTTTTATAACAGAAAAGATGCGCACAATGGAATATCTTTTGAAGAGTTTATGAAAGACGAGCCAATTAATTTAAATAAATTAAACAGAGGTGAATTAACTTATTTATGGCGAATCTGTAAGTTTAACTGTCTTTATAAAAATGGATAATATGAAAACAAAAACAATTAAAAAAGTATTAACATCCTTAACAATAGGAACGTATTTAACTATGATTTTAACATTATTATATGTTATAATTAGCAGAAATGAGAATTTATTTTATAATGGCACAATAGGAATAGAAACGTTATTTATATGTTTTACTTTAACCGTTATCTGTGGCATTCTACTAAAAATAACACAATGAAAAATATAATTAAAATATTAACCGATATTTTAGCGTTTTCTTCGTTCATGTTAATTTTATTAGTATGCTTATTCTTATTACTTAATTTATTTGATAACCTATTTATATAACTATGATTTCATTAATAACAGGTTTTATTTACTTCTGCATCGTTTGTATGTGGATGAAAACAGAACATAAAAAATAAATATATAATATTTTAATTATGATAGACCCCAGAAAAATATTCAATTATAATAAATTAACCAGAAAACAAATTGAAAGATTAGATAATCAATACCTAAAATATGAAAATGAAAACAAAAAGAATACAAGAACTAAACAATATGAAACAACAAAGAATTAGCGAACTTGACGGAATATTAACAAACAGAGACTTATTAAAAGCTAGGTTTTCAGTTACTAAGTTTTACTATGAATTAGACGACAAACAAAAAAAAGAATGTCAAAGAGCTTTGCAATATGCAAGTGTCCCAATTCCAGAACTTAACGTGATATTTAAAGCACCTAAGCAACACAAATCATTAATTGAACGGTTTGTATTGCACCCTATGACTGTAGCCCTTAGCGTGTATTTATTCATCATTTTATCAACTATTATTTTAACCCTTAAATTATATTAATTATGAAAACATCAAACAAAGAAAGCCATTATTTTACAACAAACAGAATAGAATTTAAAGCTAACAATTTAAGTGCCGAACATCAAAACGGATGTTATGTTGTTAAATCTTATGGTTATTATCCTGTATTTATTTATAAATTTGGTCAATGGTACGAAAACGAAAGTAGATATTCAAGGACTACGGCAAAACAAATGACGCAAACCAGCTACGGAATTAGACACCTAGCAAAGAAAGTTAGTAATTCAGAAATGCAAAAGATGATGAACAGCAAAGAACCTAAAGAAAATAAAAATAATTCATTAAATTTTATGAGTGCATTTTTAAAATTAGGTAATTTAACAAACCAGAATGAAAGCAAAGAAGACAAACTTAAGTATAAAGAAAGGATAGTATTTGCTACAATGAAAGCTAATATTCCAAATTGGCAAAAACCTAATAATTGGGATAGCTTACCAATTAATGAAAGATTAAAAAGATTAAATAAATTAGAAACTATTTAAACTAATATTATGCACAGATTAGAAGCAAACATAATGCACCACGCAAAGAAGCAAAGAGAACAAAGAAAGTATAAACCATTACAGGTAATTCAGGAAGAAAAATTTGAATGTTCTGACTGTGGTTGTTTTTATTGGGTAAAAGATAGAAACGATTTTGAATGTCCTAACTGTAAATAATTAAATTATATAAACATGAAAAGAGGAGAACAAAGAAAGTTTATAAAGCGTTATATATTGCCTTATGAAACTAAAGAAAATATTTTAATGTTTTATGATGGCATACTTGAATATGATGATGAATATATAAAAGAGGTTAAAACTAACTTACAACTTATTAAAGACGCTAATATTAAATTATATTAATCTTTTATCGTTCTTTATTAATAATATAGCCCTTTAATTAGGGCTTTTTTTATATATAACATTTTGTTATATTCCTAACAATTAGTTAGTTATGATTAATTAAGTTGATGTAAGTTAACTTATTTTATATAACTATATAATTATACTTATATACAATATACTTAAATTTAATATACTTAAATCTATTAGGTTACTATATAACCATGCTTAATATATTTAAATATACCCTGTTTTAAAGCATTTTAAGGGTGTTTTAAGAGCGTTTAAGCTATTAAGGTATACCTACCCTCCAAACCAACATTTAAAGCCGTTAAAATAGCCTTTAAATATTAGTGCCTTAAATTAACTCCTATGTTAATCTTAAAGCTATTTAACACAATTATATAAATTATCATTTCATATTACACATATTGTCTATATAAAACCTACTATATGCCTCCAAATAACACTTATATTATATATATTATCAAAATTATATATATATATCTTAATGCCATGCACCCCCCCACTCTGGGGGAATTGAAAGCTGTTGTGGATATTAGTCCACTCTCTCTACACACCTTACTTTCCACCTGACAGTTGTGTATCTTATGTTAATTTAATACCTTTATGAATCTAATACCCCTATGAATTTAATACCCTTATGATTATAATAAATAAAGCCAAAAAAAAGAGAATAATTTATAATGATGTTAATTGTTTACAGGCAATATCTTATTGTTTTAAGCATAACATAAGAATATATCCTGTGCCTAAAAATCCAAAGGAATACTATTTAAATGTATATAACAATGGAATTATGACAAGAAGTCCTTGTACATATAAATTAAATGAATGGAGTGATAAAGTATTTGAATTATATCTATTCTACTACTATAAACATAATCCCAAGTGACAATATGGCACATTAATATGTATTATATATATATGCTCTATGTATATATTACATGAAGTATTATATATCATAAAGTATTATATTACGTATAGTATTATATTACTTAAAGCAATATATAACATAAAGTAATATATAACATAAAGTAATATATAACATAAAGTAATACTATGTATAATATACTATATATAATACTATATAACTGACATATTAGCAGTTGGAACTCGTACAGTACAAATTTAAACTTAATTATTAATTATATATATGGCACTAAAAGAAATAGAATTACACGTACCAACAACTCTATCTGACATTAAACTTTGGCAATACCAAAAGTATATAAAGGTTATTGAACAGAATAAAACTGAAGATGGTAAAGAAGATGAAAAAATAAACGATTTCTTAAATATGAAACTCGTAGAGATATTCTGTAATGTCTCATTAAAAGAAGTTAATAGTATTCCATTAAAAGAATATGATAAGGTATTAGTGGTGCTTAATAAAGCATTTGAAGAGAAACCTAAACTAATACAAAGATTTGATTTACTTGATGTCGATATGGGATTTATACCTAAGTTAGATGAAATTACACTTGGTGAATATGTAGATATAGAAACTAATCTTTCTGATTGGCAAAATATGCATAAAGCAATGGCTGTATTATACAGACCTGTTAACTTTAAACAAAAAGATAAGTATGGAATTGCTCCATACAAGGTTAATGAAGAAATACAAGAAGCAATGAAAGAAATGCCATTAGATGTAGCAATAAGTTCTATGGTTTTTTTTTACGCTTTAGGGAAAGACTTACTGGGAGCTATCCCGAAATATTTGAAAGCCAATCTGAAGAAAGAGGATTTGCTGACGCTAGAGGCTCATTTGGAAAAAAATGGGGTTGGTATCAATCAATTTATGCGCTCTCTAAAGGAGATGTCCTCCACTTTGATGAAGTTACCAATTTACCACTCTACCAATGTTTGAATTATTTAGCATTTGAGAAAGAGAAAATAGACATAGAACAACAAGAAATAAAAAAAGCATATAAAAGATGACCAATTTTTACGACATATTAGATACACTTAAAACTTACCTACAAGGAAACACCAGTGTTAATTCAGTTACCTTTGGAGATATATTTGAAGTAGATTTATCTAAGCAAACTATATTTCCATTGTCTCACATAATGGTAAACAGCTGTACGTTTCAAGACCATGTTGTTCAATTCAATATACAAGTTATTGCTATGGATATTGTAAATGAGACTTCAGAAGATGAGAAGGATTTAAATAACTATTTTCATGGCATAAACAATAAACAAGACGTATTAAATACTCAGTTTACAGTAATCAATGGATTGCAATCAGCATTAAGACGTGGAGAGTTGTTTACTGACTTATATCAAATAGACAGTGATTATACTGCAACTATGTTTGAAGATAGATTTACGAATTTACTTGCGGGATGGAGCTTAGAATTAACAATTACCGTTGCTAATAATCAAATATCAGATATTAATGCTAATGGACAATCAGCCTGCTAATGAGTTTTAAGTTGAAAAATACAGAAATATTCTTAACTAACTATGCCAATAAATTAATTGCATTAGCTAAAAAAGATATTAATGAACCTAGACAAAGAACTTATAACAGTATTAAGTTTGGAAGCAGAACAATCAACGAACCATTAAATTCTAGTGGTGATTTGGCAGATAGTTTAATATTGAAAAAGAAACTATTAAAAGGTGGTAGTTTTTTTCAGTTTAATATAGATGGCAATGCGTATGGTGAAAAAGTAGATGAAGGTACAAAAAAAGGAACAAGTCCTTCAGTGTCAGAATTAGTAAGTTGGATAAATGCTAAACCAGTAAAACTAACAGATGCAAAAGGTAATAATTTAAAAGATACAGCAGAAACTAAAAATAGGATAGCAAATCAAATTGCACAAAAGATAAATAGAGAAGGTATAAAACCAACTAACTTTCTAACTGATTTAATCAATCAACAATTAAATAATATATTAGGAGTTGCTCCAGAAATTATAAAAGACATAAATATGAATCTAGATGGGTTTATGCAAAAACTTGGATATATTAAAAGCGGAAATACATTTAAACTAACAAAATAAATATGTCAACAATAATAAACACAAGAAGTCCATTTTATAAAAAAGTAAGCAATGCTTCGTTATTTTCTGCTAAATTAGAGCTTTCTGTTTGGACTGGAGTAATTGGAGATAAAATAAGTGCTGACCAAAAATATACCTTAAAAAAACAAGCAATAGGAAGTAATACTTATGTTTCTTTTGAATTAAGCAAGCTTATAAGAGATTATATGATTACTGAATATAATAATTATGCAACAGATACATTGTGGATAGAAACTGTAACTATAATTTATAATTCATCAGGAGGCACTGTATCTACAACTACAGAAAACTACTTAGCAATAGACGGTTATGGTTACTTTGAAGATGCTATTAATCCTAGAAGCGTTGAATATACTACTCCTATGGTATTACAAAACAATATTAATGTATATTATAATGACGGACAAGATATTAAGATTCCTGTATATGCTGAAGCACAAACAATAACAGCAAGTTTAACAAGTAATGCTGGAGCTGATGTATATTGGGAAAATGTTGAAGATTTTTGGGATGTTTATGATGTAAGTTGGGGTTCTGGAACAACAGACATTACAATAACAGATGATGGTGATACTAACCAAAAAATACAATATGTTATAATTACAGATAGTGAAGATTTAAATGATGGAGATTATGTTACATTTTCTAGTACTAATGCTTCTTATTCTGATATTGTAATTACACTTAAAAAAGTATGTGAACCTAAATACACTCCATTAAATATAATATTTTATAATAAATATGGAGCACTACAAAATTTATGGTTCTTTAAGAAATCAACAACTAATATAAATATAACCTCAGAGCAATTTAAAAATAACATTATTGATTTTGATAATAGCGGAGGTTCACCAACATACTCTTTATCAAAACATCAGGAGAAAAAGTTTCTTGCTAATGGAAAAGAATCTATTACAATAAATACAGGATTCTATGAAGAATCATTTAATGAAATAATAAGACAAATAATGTTATCTGAACAGGTGTGGGTTTATGACGGCACTAACACTTTGCCTATTAACTTAAAGTCTAACACATTACAATTTAAGAAATCTGTAAATGAAAAATTAATAGCATATACTGTTCAATTTGATTATGCATTTGATAAAATAAACAATATACAATAGTGTCACAACCAATATTATATATAAAAGATAAAGATAATAATTATCAGCAAGCAGAAATGTTTAGCAATGAAACTATTAGCATTACTTCTAAAATACAAGATGTAAAAGAGCCAGATAAAATATTTACTAGCTTTACACAGGCATTTAATATCCCAGCATCCAAAGAAAATAATAAAATACTTCAACACTGGTATAACAGTAATATAGAAGATGGATTTGATTATAGAATAAGAAAAGACGCAATACTTGAGGTTAATTATAGTCCATTTAGAAGAGGAAAAATACAACTAAAAAAAGCTGTACTTAAAGACAACGTGCCTTTTTCATATAACATTATATTTTATGGAAATATAGTAAGTCTTAAAGATGTAATGGGAAATGATGAGTTGCAACAATTAGATTATTTAGACAACTATAATCATGCTTATAATGCTGGCAATGTATATCTAGGGTTTCAAACAGGGTTAAGTGAAAATTCAATTACTGACTCTATTATATATCCTTTAATAACACACACTAAAAGATTATATTTTGATTCTTCTAGTTATATAGAATCAGGAACAGCATCAACAAATAATACTAGTAAACTTGAAGATTCAACTGCTAATTTTGCAACTGTTAGTATAGGAGATTATGTTATAAACACATCTAATAATACTACTGCATTAGTAACGTTTGTGGAATCATCAACGGTAATAGCTTTAAGCGAAGAGATTTTCATAAGCGGCAATAGTTATGAAATATATGAAAAAATACAATATAGCGGAAATTTATATTATGATAATACGCAATCTAAAAGAGGGCTGTCTTATGTTGATATAAAACCTGCTATAAAATGCACTGAATTAATAACATCTATAGAGCAGAAATATAATATAGATTTTATAGGTGATTTTCTAACCAGCGATGCTTTTAGTAATTTATATATGTGGCTACATAGAAATAAAGGAGGATTAACCACAGAAGGAACACAAAGCAAAATAATTGGTGATTTAACATGGTCTTCTGGTAGTACAAGTTTTGATATAACAGACGACACTAATTGGACATTTGATATTACAGGTCTGGGAAGAGAAGAATATAATTTTACTTTATCTTTAGATATAACAACTGGTTATACAGATGTTAAATATAGTATTAAAGCTTATGATTCTATATCTAATACTGTTCTTGCAGAAATTACAGAAGTAGCTGGCGACAATAGTTTAAGTTGGGGAATTGTTTTTGATGAATCCATACCTTTAACTAATTATAATATAAGCTGGACTGTAGAAGCAGAATC